AAAATTCTCCTTTATGAAAAAATAAATATGATATAATAAATCAAAAAGGAGATTTATTATGCCAAAAATTGATACAACAATGGACCTTGCAATAATTGTAGTTCTTGTTTCTTTACTATCTCCAAGTTTAACTGCATTCATTAATAATCGCTTCTTATTGAAAGTAAAGAAACTAGAACAATCCCAAAAAATATATAAAATCCATGTTTTGCACAAGCGCGAAATTTTTGAAAATTATCTTTCCGCATTAAACAAATGTATATTACATGCAAATGTCGAAAATCTAAGTTATTATGGAAAATATTATTCACTTGCGTATATTTATTCCGATGATTCTGCGAGGAAAATAATGTCTGAAGCAAACAGTCTGATTCAATCATCGGATTATAAGATAGCTGTAAAACATATAGACACTATATCAATTGAAATAAATGAACAATTAAAAAACATGTTCCCGCAAGGCAAACAAAAACTGAATAAATTAAATATGAAATCCATGAATATGGATTAAATTTTTTCCACAGTAAAATATTTATAATTGCTACTAGATAGATAATTATTAAATACATTATTGTTTTAAAACATGGTGACATTTAAATCCTCCCCTTCTAAAACATCTTGTTTTTACAAATACATTTGTGATATGATTAATATGTTGTTAGTTTGCCCTCATGGAATGCCAGTTCCTAAGGGCTTTTTTATTTACCCTGGTGCCTAAACATCCCAAGAATTGAAGCTAACAGCCCTACATGAGCCTTTGTTTCTTTTAAATGTGAATTTCTAGCAGCATTTGTGTAAAACCCTTTAAATGCAGCATCTTTGTTTCTATAACTTCTATGGCTTCTTACCATGTGTTTTGTTGCTCCAGACATTTTTTATCCCTTAACCTTTCGCGTCTATGATTTGACATATAACTTGTTTTCGTCCCCATTCGAGGCACTCTTCTTTTGAATCTAAATAAACATCGATACATAACCCTTCTTGTATCCTGTAATCACTTCCAGTGTCATAGATTTCATAAATACCAATTAGATCTCCCGGATGGCCGTCATTATTTTCATACATGACACAGGTTAGCCCAATCCATCCAGGCGCAGCTGCGCAAATACCAATCCTTGGATATTTTCCATTTGCACACGGATCACCAGTCCATGTATATGCCGTTGATTCCATCGGGACTAGTTCGCCTATGTCGTTTGATGGTGTGTGAGCATCTGCTTTTGTGCCGAACATCATTAAAATGAATGTGGCAATGATTCCTATAATAATTACAATAATCATCGCTTGGGGCTGTTTAACCTGCTTTATGAAAACCACCATCCTCTCTGATCGATAAATAGGAGAATATTGCAAATATGACAATTAACACAAAACCAGTTATATACATTTCACTTTCCACTGCTCCAGGAGCTGCTAGCAAGCATATGAATGCAATGACTCCATGCAATTTACTTAATCTGCTCATGAGTCGCCGCCTCCAATGCGTCCTGGTGTAGAATATTTACTCATTAAAGTACGTCCCTTTTCTATTGATGGATTATTTAACGAGTTATAAAGCTTATCAACTAGCGAAATCATATAAATATTTCTGTTCACGACGAATGGAGACGATTCATCTTGATTCGTCAAATATTCGAGCGTTTTTTTGGAAAGCTCCATATATAACTTGTTTAATACTTCTCTTTCCTCATCCATTTCTTTTTCCTTACTCATTTCTTTACCTCCGTTTTTAGTTAATCCCACTTCATATTACGTCAGCTTCCGTTTTCGTAGTACGATGTGCAACTTTTAATTTAAAAAAATTTCATCTAATGTTACAATGTCAGGCTTCCCATTGTTTTTTAGCATTTCATTTATAGCATTTTTGATAATAATCATTTCGCATAATTTAAAAGTAATTCTTCCATTTTCTTTTAAACAATAATTTGATTTTGTTTGACCGGTTAATGTTGCCATATTTTCTTGCGTTATACCTAACATACCCCTCCAATACTTAAGCTTATGAAAAACAACGTTGTTTTGTATCATCCGTTTCACCTCCTTTTCGTAGTACTTTGAACAACTTTAATTCGAGTATACAAGCACAATGCGTTTATGTCAATACAATTATGTTGCATGTTGTAAAATTTATTGATATAATTCGTTATATAACATGTAACCGCAAAGGAGGAAGTATTTATGAATAATTCAACATTGGAATTCGCAAATAGATTAAAGTTTTTAAGAGAAGAAAGAAACCTATCATTGTCTCAGCTAGCAGAGGCAGCAAATTGTACAAAATCTGCACTTTCAAGATATGAAAACGGAAAGGTAGAACCTAGTCTGGTTGTTTTGAGACGTCTAGCTACATATTTCGGGGTTACTCTTGATTGGATGTGTGGTGAAGGAGATATTAATTCTAGAAAATACTCACAGAAATATGACTATACAGTTGTAATTAATAATCTGATAAATAAAAACATACCAGTAGAAAAACTTGAACTTCTAGTAGAATTGCTTGAAAATACGAGCAAATAGTGGAAATTAAGGAGGTGTAATTATGAGAGGCACTATTTATCAAAGATCATCAGATAATCTCTGGGTTGGCTCAATAGACATAGAGAATGATGAGTTAAGGAAGAGAAAAAGGAAAGTTATTTATGGGAAAACAAAAAAACAGGTAGAAGAAAAGATAAATAAGATATTATTTGAATTACAGACTGGAACATATATAGAAAAGAATAGCAAAACACTAATCAAATTTTTATATGATTATTATGAAATATCATTGCCACACTGGGAGCAAACTACCGCTGCCCTATACAAGATGTATATTGATGTTCACTTTGAACCATATTTTAAAAAAATAAAACTTACTGATGTCAAACCAATCACTCTTGATAAATTTTATAATTACAAACTAACAACAGCGAGAACACAAATTATTTCCAATAATAAAAAAGTAATTACAAAACTCGTGGATCCATTAAATATAAATTCTGTAATAAAGCTAAATGTATTTTTAAAATCTGCATTTAACTATGCCATAAAAAACGGCTTTATTATTTCGAACCCAGCTGATGCAGTTTTATTGGCAAAAAAAGAGCGCTACAGACCAGCTGTATATAATGAATCTAAATTTATGGCATTGCTCAATACTGTTGAGAATACAGATGACGAAGTACCAATATTACTAGGAGCTGGATGTGGTTTGAGAAGAGGTGAAGTTTTCGGACTAAGATGGAGAAATATTAACCTAGATAACAAGACGCTAACAGTTTCTGAGACTGTGGTTCATTTTAATAAAAACATCACAAAACAACCAAAAACAGATTCTAGCACTAGAACGATAAGTATTCCAGAACATGTTGTTTTGGTATTAAAAAAATATAAAGAATCGACAAATGGGAAAGATGATGAATATATTATAAAAAGATGGATTCCGCAAAGCTATTCAGAGCATTTTAAAACCCTACTTAAGGCTCATGAATTGGATCACATAAGATTTCACGACTTAAGACACTATAACGCGATTATAATGCTAAAGAATGGAATATCAGACAAGGTGGCGGCCGAGAGACTTGGACATTCAAACGTATCGACGCTGCGAGAGGTATATCAGCATGTGCTAGTCGATATGGATGAGAATGCTGCAATACAATTAAACTCAATGTTTCAAAAAATGTAGCCATTTCATGTAGCCATTGGAGTTTTATGTTATAATACTTGCAACAATTATATAAAACTTGTTTCTATTTTAGCAACAGTGCAACGGACGAAATGGCGCTAAAACACTGATTTGTTTAAAATAACACTGATTTTTTAATGAAAATCTCCTAGATTTAGGTTCTAGTGGGAGACCGTGCAGGTTCGATTCCTGTTATCCGCATAAACACTGCGTTTTCTGTGATTTTAATAAATTCAATTTAAACGTAGTGTAGCCAAAAATGTAGCCAAGCGTAAAAGCCTGGCTATTTTTTTTATATAAAATCAGGACATTTTCTAATAATGTTCATTGCAGAATTCAAACCATCATAAAATCCCTTTTTATAGCAGGTTTCTGACGCCATTGCTATTAGCTCAGCATCATCTACAGTGTCAGATCTTTCTAGTTTTAAATACTCTTCGTTTTCCATCAATGCTAACTCACACCTTTTTATTACTAATTCATTTACATCGTCTTTCATTTTACTTCCCTCCATTATATATCGTGTAATTGTGTCCTATTATTATATAGAAAACAAAGTACTTTAAAAGCACCTTGGCGTAGTATCTTCTTATTATATAGCGAAGATATTTGAGATACCTTCGCTATATACAGTTGCGACGTCGCAACTATGCTGCCAATAAATAACCTCTTGTAACAACACCGCAAACATAATCTTTTTTGATTTTACAAGATTGCTGATATGCTCCAAGAGCTTTCTTAGTATTAGTTCCGAATTTACCATCAATATCAAGTTTATAGCCAGCCTCAACCAACTCCCATTGAAGCCACTTAACATCCTCATTAATCACATTTCTTTTTGCAGATACATATTCCAATAGTTCAGCTGGTTCGCGGTATGGGTTAGTTCCTTTCCATGTACCTGCAACAGAAACATCATATACGTATGATATCCACGAGAACGTAAGACCATATTGCCACTTGGTATCAGATACTTTACTTTTTATAGTACCGTAATTTATTCCTTTTGCTTCAACACACATCGGAACTCCGTTTTCCATACCAACATACACTCCAACGTGCCCAGATTTCCAAAGAACAGTTCCTATCGCAAAATCCTTAATGTTCGCAATTGGGAGCCTCGTATAAGCTTTCTGGAATAACTGCGCAGATCCTAAAACACAAAGCGTATACCATGAGATAAGACCAGAGCAATCACAACAAACACGGCCAATAAACTTTTTAGCTTTTGCTATATATGAAGTTGTAAAGATTGATTTGTAGTTAGCAATCAACCAGGTTAATAGTTTGACTGTAAATGGACCATTATAGCCTTTAGCGCCATACACATATGGAGTGCCTATTTTACTAAGCACAAAAGCAGCGAGATCTTTTCCTGTAAGCATATTATTTTCCTCCTGAAGACTTATTCATCTTGCCATCATCTAATAAATCTTTTGTTATTCTAAACCAAGTTTCAATCGTAAAATCTAAAAAACTATCTGATATAAATAATTGTGCCCACGTTGGAAGTAAACCCCTGGCCTGCTGAACAACATACTTAAATTTGGTTTTATTGTCCCCATGCCTATACAGATGCTCTGCTTTCAAGAACAGCTGATAAACATCCTTTCTGATATCTTCCAATGTGTTCTGGCGGATATAAAAATATCCAATCACACAAGATGTAATTAATACAACAATTGCTGAAATTATTACTAATACTGTCATGTTCATTTCATTACCTCCTAATCTTTATCGAGCACCTTTTTCAAAATCTGCCCTACTGTTAGCTACCAATCTTAACTTATCTATCTCTTCCATGATTCTTTCGGCCGAACCGTTACCACCCATTTTTTTATATGGCTTATATAGATAATTATTCAAATTCTCATATTCGTCTTTCGTGATCCAGTCCCCACGCTCTATATATTTCATGCCTAAATAAACAATACGATCATGACCTAACCCAATAAGCATTTCTGTTTTAACATCTTTTCTCTCTGCTCTGGTTATAAAAAATGCCCACAAACCAGAAGAAGCCAACACTGCTGTTATGACTGGTACTATTAACTCTAACAATTCCATGCTTCCCCTCACATTCTTATTTTTTTGTAAAAATAAAAGAGCCCGAAGGCTCTTTTATTAAGATGTACGATTAAGCTACAATACACTGACTGTAACCTTCGATAGTTAAAATACTATCTACATCTGCTCGAAACTGCTGATAAAGAGTTACTGTAATAAAATAACCAGTATATTTTTCTCTGCCAGTTCCGTTTTTATCTTCTGCTTTCTTGATAGATAACGCTATGAATGCTGCCATTTCCATACCTCCTTCCTCCTTTCTTATTGCATCATTGACGGCACTAATTCCATAAGAATAAAATCCATGCCATCGAGTAATGTATCAATTTCTGCCTGCGCTTCTTCAAGAAGCAATTCGGTATTTCCAATTCTTTCTTGTGTATCATCTGCCTCCCTAATAATGGATACTATTCTCGTTATCCCGATTAGTTCAACTTTAGTTAAAATCACAAAATCATTAATTACAGATGCAATATTGCCAGAGCCATCTAGTACGTTAATTGTATGCAATAAAGCTTTATGAGAAAATATCGTTGCCAATTCCTCGCACGATTTATCAGAAAATGATATTTCTAATAAATTGTCCTTAGTTTGTATATCTGAAATTGAATATTCTTGATTGTCCATTAATTTAATTTTCATACTTTCAATTCCTTCCTTTTTTATTCATATCCTATAATCTCGATCGGAATATTTAAACTATTGTCAACAGTGCCTGTGGCATTCCCATAAGTTGCATATGTCCGATTATCCCCAAAATAAAAATTTGTTCCGCTAGGATATATGTAAGTCGTACCATTCCAATTATTTCTGTATGATATAGTAGCATTTGGAAATGAAAATAATTCATACCTTAGAATGGAACTAACTTTTAACAACCCTGTACTTCTGTTTATATACAATATTTCGATTTTTGAAAAATTAGCAATTGTTTCTAATAACACTATCGTTTGTGCAACGAATGTTGCTGTTGGATTTGGATTAGTCCATAATATTTTCCCTAATGTTTTTCTCGCTAAACTTCCGGATATATTTGGATTTAATTGTCTTGCGTCTGCAGCATATCCGGCTTCCGTTACCGTGTTAGTATTTACTACAATAGGCACCAATTGTCTCAATTCTTCAATTTGATTTTGACAACTAATCACGTCGCTAAATGTCATAGTTAAACCACTTATCGCGGTTATCGTTGTATTATATGTTCCAAGTTCCATATCTCCGATTCCAAAATTATCATTAAAATTATCATCATCGACCAGATTAGGAAGTGGAGAAGACGCAACGCTCAACAACTCGATTGGAGAGACCGTGTCAGACAGATCGATGTGGACATAAATTCTTCCTGCAACAGTTCCGCCTGAAGACATTGCGCAAAACAGAACTTCTTCAACTATATTAAAATCTCTTCCCTTGTAAACACCTCTACCAGACGAAATGCGCACTTGATTTGCGCCAAGATGAGTAAGAACACACCCGCTTATGATTCCAGTCTGGCCCACTGTTTTTTCATGCAGTATCGCATCGTCTTTTGATGTAACACCGGTATCGTCATACCTCAATAAATTTATGCTCATATTTATCTCCTTTTTATTTTTTTGCTAAGTTCAAGCCGGATAGCTCCGAATATCAAAGTTGTATCTTTTTGCGTATTTATAAATCCAGTAAGAATAGTGTTGTAAATCATATTTTGATAAATAATCTCGACTTCCTGCCCAATGTTAAGCATGAGAGGATTGACCATGCCATCATCATTTAAAAATTGCATTTTAATTAAGTTATCAAGTTTTGTGCTGGTGAGCGCGTTAAATGCTTTATCATAAGCCTTATCAATAAAAACTTCAGTATCTGTAACTGAGATATAAACAGTATCTGATATAACTGGAGATATTCTGTAGGCATCTACAGTTGTCACTTCGTCATTCGTATTTTTGTAATATGTGGCAAGCTCAGATTCATTTGCCTCATTGATAACAATTAACTTATTTATTGTTTCATTGGCTTTTTTTATTACAAAACTTTTTGAGATGACATTCGGAAGCTCCGCCTCAATAACAATTTTCTTATTAATATTTTTTGTGATAGTACAGGCGATTTGCTTCTTTTGTGGCAGCAACGCAAACCTGACAACGACTCCGTAATTCAAAAAAGCGGTTCTAAATAGTTCATATAAATTACTTATATTGGAATCCAAATCAAGCAATGCTCCTGGGGTAGACGATCTTACAAATACCACCAATCCATATATGTTTTGCAAGGTGTCTGAATTTGAAACAAAATTTGAAGTAATTACAGATGATAAACAATTCTCTAAGGTGTTACTACTAAGAAGTGATCTATCAAAAAAAACATTTAAATCAAATAAACTCACAAAAGACTCATACGAAACAATAGTTTTATCATCCTCAGGTGATACTTTTGTTATAATTCCACATATTTCGCCAGTATTAGTTGTAATTCTAATATAATCACCTGTATTAGCATCAACATTTAATAATTCAATTTCATTTGTTTCTATAAATAAGCAATCATCTTTCTGTGAAAATACAGACATTTGGCACGAGTCTATATACGTAAAATTTGGTGAAAAAATTTCAACATTAAATGGTTTCATAAGGTATCCACCCCTCTGCTATTACATTCAAATCACTTGTACCTTCATGGGATAAAGAAATCTGATTGCTACCAAACCCAAGAAATAGAAATCTTTTTGTAGAATAATCGCTATAAGAGTATCTATCTGATACGAATGCTCCAACAGAATCATATTCTTTTATTGAAAACGGAATGACAGTTGTATCTACAACAATTCTATTACCCGCAGGAACAACACATTCGTTTTCAGAACTCCCAATTTTGCCAGATGCTTGAAGAATGTTGTTTAAATAGTGTGTCCACGATGGATTCGTGCAAGGCCCTATAATTGTTAATTTTATAGGACCTTCTTTTACAGAATCACTCTCCATTGTTATTGTTCCTGAAGTGTTATCGTTGTAAGAATACGGGTATGTATATGGATATCGCTTTCCAACGCCACTGACGCTTTCATTTTGTGCAGTCAAAATCTTATAGAATAACCCTAAATTTACAAACGTAACATCAGAATACAATCCTCCAGCATCCTTTTCTGTTTTTCCAATCTTTTCAACCTTGACGTTAATAAATACTGTCTCTGATGATTGATATGTCATTATGATGGGCTGGTGCTGTATGAACTTTGCAAATGATGTGAACATTGGGTAATCATCAAAACGTATTTTACCCTGAATTGATTTTTGCTTTAATGTGTCTTCAAGCGGTACAAAAGAATTCCCTATTTGTGTATATTTTGTAGAATACTCAAACCCAAGACCTTTCACATCCTGAAAAAAAGACTCCAATAAATTAAGGTTCCATATTTGTCCAATTGCATTTTTCAAACTAAATGATCTTTCCATTTATATTCCTCTTATCTCATATTTTCTCCAAGATATACATCAATCTTTTCAGCAAGTGCAGATGTGTCGAAATTGCTTATCTTTTGCGCCCATATAGTGTTAATAGCTGTGTTTATTTCGGTGCCTCCTTGCAGAATTCCATCTGCTAAAGACTTTGATGCCGCGTAACCCTTACTTTGCATCACTGTGCTTTTCCCATCAACCAGTCCGAGGGAAAGGTCAACGGTAGAAATCATACCATTAACTGTTGTAGTAGCCGCCTTTTTCGTTTCATCCGCACTATTTTTATAGCCAAACGCCATATTTCCAACAGCAGCACTCATTTCCAATGCACTTTTTTGCGCTTCAAACGCCATGTTTCCAACAGATCCGCTGAGTTCTAATGCACTTTGGTACACACTGTTTGTACTTTCTTCAGTTAGTCCAAAAATTCCATTCATCTGCTCGCTGTAAGATGTTTTTAAATCACCCATTGTTTCAGATAGTGTTTCTTTCGCACCTTCCATCTTAGCCCATTCATTTATAGCTTCATTGAAGGCGTCCTTATCTGTTTCAAACGATGTAACTAATTCATGTAAGTACCCAGCGCCACCAACTCCAAGTTCTTGGATGGCACTCAGCATTTTTTGATTAAAACCTTGTGATACTAATTCCTGCGCCTTGATTAAATCTTGTGAATAAGTCGAAAATACTTCAGCTTGGCTCGCAAGATTTTCCGCTATTTGCTGAACTGATAAATCACTCTTCAAGGACAGTTCGTCAAACAAGCCTATTTGAGAGTTGATGCTCTCTAAGGCTGCCGCCTTTGCTTCATTATACGATGTAGTAATTGTTGTAATATTGTCTGCAACTTCGCTTGAAACTGTATATAAGGTATTTTTATAAGTGATTTGTGCTTGTGTTTCAGCCTCAGTTGCTTCTGTGTGGTTTTTAATATAAGCAGTCGCCTCATCAAAAGCTGCAGTGGTGCCTTGCATTGCTTCGTTTAGCGATTTTTCTGCAACACTGTAATCATCAACAACTTTGTTTGCATCCACCATTTTGCTATATAAATCAGCCAGTATAACAGAATGTTCTTTTGTTGCTCCAACAGATCCAACCACTTCTTTTTTGTATGCCGCTTCTGCTTCCTGGGCTATTAACAATGCTTCACTTTTGTCTTTTTGAATAGAAGCCAATTCTATCTCTGCATCATATTGCTGTTTTGCAATTTCAACTAATTGCTCCTGTGCTGCTGAAACTTTTAAATATTCGATATTTGCATCTATCAGTTTTGTGAAAGCATCGGTTGTTCCATTAACATATCCAGTCTGCTCATTTATTGACAGATTAAGTTCAGGAATTGCGGTATTTAACTGGCCTACAATTTGGACCATTTTAGATTTTTCTTCGTTCGATAATTTTTCTTGATTGTTAAGATTAATCAATTCAATTTTTAATTTTGTAATTGCGATAGTTTCATTTTTTGTATCATCAGCACTTGTTAATATTTTTTTTGTATTTTCAGCCAAAGAGTTGGCCTGCTCGATATGTGAATTTACAAGTTCCTGCTCTTCGCTTACAACGTCTTTAACAAGCAAAGAATATGTTACTAATGCTGATGCAGCGGCGGCAACAGCTGTAACGATTAATCCAACAGGATTTGCGCTTTGCGCTGCATTTAGAGCCCATTGAGATATTGTGGCTCCGTCGGTAGCTGCCTTATGAGCTGTCCATGCCATAACAACAGTATTTATAATTGGAGTAATTACCTTTGTGGCAACAGAAGCTCCTACTAATCCTCCAACTGCTGTTGTAGCAAGGTCTGCGTTTTCAATTAGCCAGATAAGCGCATCCGCAGTTACCTCAACTGCTCCTCCCGCAAAATCCGAAAGATCATCTCCGACTTCATTTATTTTTTCCGATATATCATCCGCCGCCTCTGTTAAGGCTGGCGCCATCTCGGAACCTATTTTTCGCTTCGTAATTTCAACAGTCTGGTTAAAGCGTTGCAGTGTATCATCTGTTTCTCCAAGAGATTTTAGTGTTTTAGTATCAAGGATTGCTCCCATTTTAGATGCTTCATCTGTCAGTTTTTTAACACCAGTAGAGCCTGTAGAAATTAAAGTGTTTAGCTCTTGCGCAGACTTTCCAAAAATCTGCATCGCCACAGTGTCACGTTCAGTTTCGTTTTCTACAGAAGAAAGTGCATCCACAACATCCCAGTAAACTTCTTCACTATCACGCAGCCGTCCATTTCCATCCTCGTATTCAACATTTAAACGTTTGTACGCATTTACATAATCTTCAGTTCCCTTTTGTGCATTGCCCATGGACTTAATATTTTTAGCCATTGACGATGTTAGATATTCAAGCGAAGTATCTGTGAGCTCTGCCATGTAGGAATATGCTTGTAAATTATCAGTTGATACTCCAGTAACTGTAGACATTGTCATGATATTATCTGCATAACTAGCCGCTGCGGCTCCGAGATTTACAACTCCTTTTGTAACACTTTCAACCGCAGTACCCAAAGCCTGAACACCTGCAATGACTGCCTGACTTCCAAGGCTTGCTTTAAATACATCTCCTGTTGTAAGTGCTTTATCTCCTGCTATTTTTGTCTGCTTGCCCATGTTATCAATTGATGTTGCGCAATTGTCGGTCGAATTTTTTGCCTCATCTAAGTACTTATCATTAAGCTTTAACTCATTATCTAAAGAATTAAGGCTGCTTTCAGCATTGTTTAATTTTATTTGCCATTCTTTTACCTGGTTAGAATTCTCACCATAGGTGTTGGAAGCGTTCGAAAGCGCATTTTTAAGTGCTTCTACCTTTTCTTTTTGCACATCATATTGTTTATTAAGAAGCTCACTTTTCTTTTCAAGAGCCGCCATGGAATTTGCATTTTGACTAAATTCAGATGCGTTTAATTTCATTTCTGATGTAAGAACTTTTAAATCTTTATTAATATTTGTCAGGGCTTCGCGATAGGCTTTTTCGCCATCAATCCCTATTTTTGCACCAATATCGTATGCCATAAGCACCCCTCTATTCTTTAAAAACTAATTACATTTTCTTTTTTAGAAATATTTTGCTTTTCCTCACCATTAAATCCATTAAAATCCAAATAGTCTTCAAGTAAAATTTGTAATTTCTTAGGAGCCATGTGAAATATTTCTTTGTCACAATAACGAAACAAATGACCAATCGTAAAAAAGCGAGTGACTATATTGCAGCCAGCTCGCTCATCGCGTTTGGGTCTTTATTACTCTTCTTAAACGAACCTGCAAATGCCTCTAGTATTACAGAAGAATATGCATACACATTTTGAGATGTTACAGCTCTTTTTATCTCCTTCAATTCAATCGGCTTTTGCTCTTTTCCTGATGTTTCATTTTCTATTTCTATTTGTTCATTAATTAAAACAAATAAAAGATATGCTATATTTTTATAAAAATCTCGACTATTTGGATCGAGTACAGTTGCAATTTCGTTTATGTGTATATCAAAATGAACCTGGATATCATCAATTACACTAACGGTAAATAACAATTCCCATTCACGACCTTTCAAATTTATTTTAGCTCCTATTGTTTTTATACTTTCCATGCTTCCTCCTAAATAAAGGGAGCGGTTTCCCACTCCCTGCTGAATTATTTATGCTTCGTACGATATATATGCGGTATATGTCTTAGACGCAGCTCCGACAGTAACTGTAACTGTTACCTGGTTAATGCCTTCAGTGAATGTTGCTGTACCTCCGTTTGTTACGGTTGCTCCGTTGTTTTTAATAACGATTACTGCACTTTCAGAGACAGCTTCAGCTGTAATAACTGCGGTTGGTGTAAGTGCATCAGCTTCGTAGATAATTGTGTTAACATCAAACGCAGGTGTGAGCGTTAGAGCTCCAATGTTTAGAGCTGCAAGCCTTGTCTCGCTTGCATAGCTACCGCCAAATAGTTTGTACAAATACTCTACCGCAACGGATTCACTATCAAAGTCTTCTTCTTCGCACCAATCTCCATTTTCCATTTCATATATAGTACCTGTGAGAGTTGTTTCTAGGTACTCGATAGTGCCTTTTTTAGTCTTTGCATCCTGTGTATATGGTTGAAATTGAACTTTGTAGAAAAATTTAACGGTATAGACCGACTTTTCTCCATCAACATCATGATCAGCAACAACATATCCAAATCCAACAAATATTGGCTTGTTTCCAGTATTTGAGATATGTCTAGCAACTGAAATCGTACTCCCTGCGGATGTAACGAAGTTTTCAGAAACAACATTTCTGCCGATAAGCGGTGAAAGAACCGCCTTATTTGCATAATCTATTGTTAATGCGATTGAGCCATCCTTAAAGGACGTATTTTTGTGTTTGAGCCTGTTATCAGAATAAATAGGCGCATCATTATAATTTACAGTAGGCTTAACTTCAATTGCTCCACCTGTTTTTTGTGGAGTACCGTAAGTTTTAGTAGCCTCATTTGCCAGTGTTGCATGCAAAAAAGAACTTAATCCCATTTGTAGTACCTCTCTTTCTTATTTCATAATTTTCTCAGTTTCTTCATCGTACTTATCTTGCATCGCCTTAATTGATTTATCCCTGGATCTATTAACGCCCAGCCTAACAAAAGGCTTTTTGTCTTGTACGCTAGTGCCACTTTCCATCGCTCTTGCTTTAACAACATTTGGGACGCCTTTCCTATCAAGCCCCGCAAATCCAATTTTTATATTCGTATTTCCGTTTTTATCTACGCCAGGTGGAGAAATACCAAGAGAATTTTCGAGGTCTCCTTCCGACAATTTGGATCCTTCTAAATTTTTCTGAAGGCCTTTTCGTATTTCATCTGCAACAGGCTGCGCGCCGGCATATACAACTTTTTTAGCAATCTCCACTGTCTCGTTTCCAAGTTTTGAAATAGCAATTTCAAGGTCATCAAAGCCTGTTATTTTAATACTAGCCAATAGACTGCCCCACTTCCCATACCCACTCATGATGAAAATATTTTGTGTCATCCTCGTATTGTATGCTGTTAATTCTCCATGTCATTTTCGAATCATTCATGGTTTTTTGTATTGTATTAACCAAACTGTCGTATTCAGTTTTTGTAAAATAATCAATGGTGCCTTGCAACGTGATCGATTTCGTCTTATTGTCAGCATAAGAAGCACCAGATTGATTATCTTCTGCCCATACAATATACTTATCTCTTTTGATTGAGTCTGCTCTGTAATGAAAAACCGCACCGGGCAATATAGCACGAAACAAATCACGAATATCAACCAGCCTCATTAGTATCACCAACCTTTTCATAATCCACTCCAATATTTTCAAGCGAGATATCGATGCTTTTTGGAATCACGTCTACTGGGTATTGTATTTGTACAATTCTATATTGCTTTCCATCGATAGGAATAATCACATCTGCCGTTTTTAAATCAGATATTTTGGGTATCCTCAGAAGTTTTTCAATCTTTGTATTTCCTTGAAGCGCTGTCCAGTATTTGATATCGTAAACTTTAAGATCGCAATATCTAATACGATTTTGTTTTAATACAAGCCCTTCTTTCGGGAAATCTCCATCACCTGCGATATTATCAACTTTGTATATTTCTAAAACTCCATCATTATACGTTTGATTTTTATTCGCCACTCGTGCCACCGCCTCCAATTCTTAAATCGATAATAAATGGAGCGTAATTTACCATGAATTCATTTAAAACATGGTTGTGCACGGCCCTACAGTATTCAATTAAAACCTCTTTTGGTCTATCGTTTGCACTGTAGTCAAGTATTGCTCCCGCTTTTTTATCAAGAAAACTTGTGCCTCTTAATATAATGTTTGTTATTTTAGAATTAATATCTTCGTCACTCCATGTGATATCTAATTCATTCTTTATTTCAGTTAGCAGTTCTTCAGTGACAGTAGTCATATTAATCACCTACTTCTTCAGACTTTTTAACTTCCTTAACTTCCTTTACGAATGGAGAAGTTGAGGCTCCGATTATTTCACGGAACCTCTCTTTTGTCATGTCGATTAGTTCTCCCTCTTTGTGAAAGTCTTTTGTATATTTATCTTCATATTCTCTCAATACAATAACTTTCATATGTGATCACCTCTTACACAGCTGCTATTTTCTCAACAGGAATAAATCCTTTGTATTTGTTTACCACACCACCGGCGATAATTTTACCGAAGAAACCAATTTTACCTTCATCGATATATCTTTCATCTGATCTCTTAATGGTGAGTGGTGAAAACATTGGAAGTTCGTAATTAGAAGGAGCTCCGTAGATCATTGTCTTTGTTCCTGTTACAGTTGCTGCTGCTGAAAGAGCATTGCATCCGCTATTGATTGTGTATGGCACTCTAAGTCCACCTCCAACTTCCTGGATAAATCCATTGGAACCGTTATATTCAATTGAGTAATATGGTCTTCCGTCACCAGTTGCCATAACTGCTGCAAACGCTGCAAGGTCAAGTTTGTTTAAAAATAAAGTCATTGGACTTTCAACATCTTCATCACCACCATATGCAAATACAATTTTTCTAAGAGAATCTTTGTCAATTGCAGAAATTCCAATTTTGTAGCTTGCTGGAATCGCAACTACTGGTGCATTATAAATACCTTTTAACTGGTTGGCTCCACCTGCGCCCGCGATAATTTGATTGCTTACTTTTTTTCTAATTGATTTTCTTACGCTATTGACGATTTTTGTAAGATAATCTGCATTTGGAAGATCAATAACTTCTTCGTTTACAACCGCGCTATTTGTAATTTTTGCACGGCCAGTGCTTGATACTCCAAATGTCCCTTCGCTGTTTGTATATGCTGCTCCTTCTGCTGAATAGTCAGCATCTCCGTCTGTGAGTGCAAAAGAGACTTCGTATTGGTTTCCGCCATCTAATGGGAATGCATCTACAAGATCGATTGTCTGAGCAACTACATTAAAGTTATCAGCTACTTCTCTTTTGTATTTGTTTTCTAACAAAACATTCGACGTAGCGATTGCTCTTTTTTCAAGATATTGCTGAACGTCATTACTGATTGTAACTTCGGCTCCACTACGAAGCTCTGCTGCCAGAGTATCAATTCTTTTTTCAACATCTCCATTTTCCGCCATGTTTCTCTGGGCATTTGTGTTTGCTACTACAACTCCTGGAATTGTTCCTGTGACTGCAGCTGTTCTTTCGTCCAATTCCCCTTCTTTGGGTTCGTCAGGCGTTGTGGCAATCATTTCTTCCAGACTCCTGATTTCTTTGTTGATTGTGTCCATCTCATCATTCAGTTTTCTAAGCTCTGTAACGTCTGTTACAGTATCCGCCTGTGTTGCAATTGCTGCTTTTCTTTCGCTCTTTTGAGCTAACATTGCCAATAATTTTTTCTTCATGTTAAATTTTACCTTTCATAATGATTCTTTGTTTTAGGGTTTCTGCTTCGTGTAAGCTATCCAGCCGCTTTTCTTCGCTCTCCAGCAATTCAAGACTACGAGCGTATATGGAAGTGGAATCGTAAAAAGGCGTATCCACAACCGATACGTCCCACAACTTTTCAATACTTTTTACTTCTCTTGTTGTTTCATTTTCCCCAAATGTCCATGCATCTCCGCCTGCTTTTACTGTAAACGCGAAGGACATTTTATCAATCAATCCTGCTTGAACCGATTTATATATATCTCTATTACTCTGCGTGTCTAAGAGCTCAGCGCGAATCAGCAAACCTTTTTCATCAACTATTAATTGGAGTGATTTATTTCTTGTCCTTGCTATAACCAGCCAAGAGTCGT